CCTGACCGCTGAGGATGCCGGTCATGTGGGCGAGCCCTTGGAACGGGCTGGACATCGGCCCTTCCGGCACGGCGGTAGCCGCCGCTGCGGCAGCGGCGGCGGCCTTCTGGCGCTCCTGCAACGCCTTGATGGTCATCGCCTTGCTGGGGTCGCGGTAGCCGGTTCCGGGTTGCTGGAGTGCCATGTTCCTACCTCAGCCAAATAGCTTGCCGGAGTTCAGTGCCGCCATGCGCTGCGCCAGTTGCTGGCGAAGCTGGCCCTGCGCGTTGGGGTCGACGATGGGGCTCATCTGCATCTCCGCCAGCCCCATGCCCGGCACCGGCTTCATCGGCGTTACGGATCGCTGCGACTGCCCGGCCCCGGCGGCGCTGCCGATGTTGCCCAACAGGCTGGCGGCGTTGTCCTTCCACGGGTCTTTCACCGAGGCGGCAGCCGGTGCCGTTGGGGCTCCGGTCGTTGGATCGACGCCTCCTCCGGCACCGGCCAGCCCGGCGGGTGCATCGGTCACCGGGCCCTTGGCCTGACCAAGTGCGGCCAGATATTTCGATCCGTAGTCACCGATGTTGAGCCCGTTGGGGTCTTCGGTGCCGGTCTTGTTGATATTGCCCTCGCCGCCGAACCAAGCCCGCGCCGCGTTCTCCTCGCCGTACTTGCGGACGTAGTCGCCGAACTTCTTGTCGAAGATGGCATCCTGAAGCTTGGGGTCGTTCATGAACTCGTCGACGGACACCTCGCGGCCCAGCACCTCCTTGGACCACTGCGGGATGTTGGAGCCCATGATCTGGTAGCGCCCGTAGGCGCGGTCGCCGGAGCGCCCGATGATCCCGCCCAGCGCCTTGTAGTCGCCGGAGCCCGCGCTCTCTATCGAGGCGATGGCGTTGCGGCGCTGCTCGGGAGTGTAGTCGGTCTTGCCGGTGTAGGCCGGACCCTGCTGCTGGCCGCCGCCGTAGCCGCCGACGCCGCCGCCGGGCTGGAGCCCCCAGATGGAAGCCTGCTCCGGGGTGAGCCCGCCCTGCCAAGAGCCCCCGGCCATGCCGATGTCGCCAGCAGTGTCGAAGTGCATCAGGTCGAGGGCTCCGTACTTGCCCTTGCCGCCGGAAAAATACCCGCCCCAGCGTAGTTTCTGGGCTAGGGCGGGGTCAGACTGGAGGGCTTGCTGGTACACCGCGTTGGCGTAGTCCTGATAGGCTTGGAAGGTGGAGGCGTCCTGATAGTTGTTGAGCGCCGCGCCGGTCTTGGGGTCGTATAGCTCGACATCGAGCGCATTGCCCTTGCCGTGCTGGCGCGGGTCGCCCTGACGGTATCCCGACGTGATCCGCGACTGGTACGGCCCGCCGTACTTGACCCCCTGTATGAGGCTCAGGAGGGCCGGGTCGACGCCGTCGTAGATTGGGGATCGCGCGGCCATCAGCCCATCCCGAGCTTGGCCAGCGGGTTGAACATGCTGAGGATGTTGCCGCCGATGCCGAACAGTCCCTTGTTCTTGTCGGAGGCGGCCTGCAGCTTGTACTGGTACTGCTTGTCCATCGCGCCCGCCGCGTCGAAGGCGTTGACCGGGCTCGACTGGAAGGTCGGCGCATTCGGTATCGTCGCCTGACTTTGGCCGAACATCGCCAACAGCCGGTTGAGGATGTTGGTCTGCTCGCCCTCCGCCTCGGCGACGCGCCCCTGCCGCATGGCGTTGTTCTGGTCGATGATGTCCTTGGTGTTGATCCACCCCTGCTGCGCCACCTTGTTCTCGCCTTCAGCGGCGGCGCGGGCTTCCTCGCCGGAAGCGGCATAGCGTTGGCGCGCAGCCTCGTCGGCGGCGTCGTAGCGGCCCCGCTCGGTCATGTAGCCGAACTTGGAGCCCGGAGCCCCCATGCCACGTGCGGCGCTCTGGGCGTCTTCGGCGGCATATTGCGGCTGGATGCCGCGCTGGTAGCTGGTCTCCATGTCCTTCATGATCTTGTCGCGGTAGGCTTGGTCGGGCTTGACCAGACCGGGGGCGCTCTCGTAGCCGCGCCAGTCATTGAACTGGCTGTAGTCGATGGGCTTGGACAGCTTCTGCCGGACAAGGCCAAGCTGCTCGTTGGCGGTGTCCGCGAAGTTCTGCTTGCCCCTGTTCTCGGCGTCGAACAGCGCCTGCTGGACCGGCGACAGCGTCGTGTTCTGCTGCCAGCGCGGTATCTGCGTCGTCTTGCCGGTGTAGGGGTCGGTGTACGGCACGTAGCCGACGATGTTGCTCTTGGTCTGGCCGTAGGGGTTCGACACGTCGGCATTGGCACCGACCTGATTGAACATAGAGGCCCACGCCTGCTGCGAGTTGTTGGCGTTGGCCTGTTCCTTGGGATCGGGCGCTTTCGGTGAGCTAGCCATCAGTGAACTCCCGGCTGCAAATCATGGGTGACGCGCTGGAACCGGAAGGGCTCCCCGCTCAAATAGGGGCAGTCCTCCGGCAGGAGCCCGAACACGACCGCATCGCGTGTCCCCTCGATCCCCCGCCGGAGGTAGCCCTCGTACTTGAAGCCCATCCGCCAGACCTGCCTGAGCGCGACCTCGTTGGCGGGATCGATGTGGGCGGTGATGCGCGCCGCCCGCGTGAACACCGAGCGGATCATCGCGGTGAGCAGTTTGCGGGTCAGGCAGCGGTGGTCGATCATCACGGTGGTGACGTGGGCGTCGCACCACGACTTGAACTCGAACACCACGATCAGGCCGATGTCGGCACCGCGCCGCACCGTGACGCAGAACCACTCGTTCTCGTTCGAGAACTCGGTCTGGGTGTAGTCGATGCCGGTCGACAGGCTCAGTATCTCGATGGCCTCGTAGGTGAGGGGCTGGAAGGACACCTTCATCCGAACACGCTGCCCTCCTCGAACAGCACGTCGAAGCCGGTCACGGCGAAGGTGCAGTTCGACACTTGGGCGGAGAGCCTCACCGCGCCGACGCGGCCAAGGGCTCCGACGCCGGTCCAGTTGGCCCAGTTGCGGGTTCCGGCCTGCCAGTCCGAGGTGTCCCACGTCGCCGTGTCCCACGACGCGGCGGTCTCGGCGCTCTCGGAAATCTCAGGTTGATTGGCGACGGGGGTGCTGTCGTAGTCGACCTTCACGTCGACATACGGCTTGGGGTTGCCGTCGGTGACGATGTAGGGCAGCAGCATCTTGAACTGCTTGAGGGCCGGGGTCTTGTACTGGTTCCACGCCATCTGCACGTCGACGCGGATCGGCCTGCCGTCGTCGTTGCGGTGGATCGGGTGCATCTCGTAGATGTTGCCTTCGTCGTCGCCGAAATAGACGTAGGGGTCGATCCAGCCCCAGCTTTTCGACGGGATGTCCTCGAACTTCGACCAGACGGCCTTCGGCATGTGCCGGATCATCTGGTTGTAGCGTCCGGCCCCGGTCGGCAGGTTGCAGAACAGGCGGCCCGACGAGGGGTTGAGGAACAGCATCCAGCCGGTCTGTTCGCGGTGGGCGACGGAGTGCTGCAGGAACTCCTGCACGACGCTGCGGTCGACGCTTTCGAGCCCCTCCTTGCCCGCCTTGATCATCGAGGTCATCGGGGTGACGCCGGTCGGCAGCATCACGTAAAGCTCGCCGCCGTAGTTGATCAGCGAATGCTTCGACATCGGCGGGTCGGAGCGGTAGACGCCGACGAGGCCCAGATCGGTGTCGGGGTCGACGCCGCTGTAGATCGCACTCTCGCCGTTGGTGGTGAAGATCACGATACTGTCGTCGAGCCCGGTGCCGCCGTCGACGGTCCACGTGGCGATGGCCTTGATGGTGCCGCCGCGCTTGAAGATCGAGTTGAGCGGGATGACCTCCAGAGGTCCATCCTTCTGCTGCAGCGGCAGGTACCAGACGGCGAGGTTGCTCTCGTCGGCGAACCACAGGCGGTTCATGTGGGCCAAGACGATGTGCAGGCTGTCGATCTGCAGCCACGTGTTGCCGTCGGGTGGCGACACCGCGAGCTTCTCGAACGAGCCTTGGAGCCCTGCGGCCATGGCCCCGGTCGTCTGGTCGGCGGGGGCTCCCGACAGGTCGACCATGGCAAGCTCGAACGTGTTGGGGGTCGCGTTCACATTGACGATGCGGTGCGGCCCGTTGGCGGCGGCGTGGGTGGCGTCGGCACCCGATATGATGACGGTCTGGCCCTCGTGGAACTGTGCGATGTCGGCGGCGGCCACGGTGCAGCGCGCCGGGTTGACCTTCTCGATCCGGCTGATGGCGACCGCCGCGCCTCCGGCGGCGGTGCCGCCGTCCCAGCCCCAGACGCCGTCGGCACCGTTGCACATGACGGTGTATTCTTGGTCGCCGAGGTTGGAGAACGAGGTCCACGACCAGTCGTCCGACGTGAAGCCGGAGGCCCAGACGGCACCCGTCTCGGCGTCGCACAGCGTGTGGTTGGTGGCGGCGGCGAGGCGCTCGGGCTGGCCGTAATAGGGGATCAGGTGCTCGATTGGCTTGCCGCCCGGCATGGTGGCGATCTTGCGGAACCCTGACCGCGAGGTGATGCGGTCGTCGTCGACGTAGAAGTTGGTCAGCACCCCGGCGAACTGCGCGTCGGCGGTGTTGGTGCGGGCGAGGAAGGACAGGCCGTTGGACGGCGGCGACAAATGCACCGTATCGGCCCGCACCTTCTTGATGATGGCGGGCTGCAGGACGGCGGCGTAGCGTGTCGCGGTGCCCCTCATATGGCGCGCCCCCAGTCGAGATCGAGGTCGACGACGCGGTTGTTGGCGCGGGTCGCGATCTTGTTCATGCGGGTCAGGAAGTCGCGCATCTGCTCGCCGAACTCCAGCCCCTTGGCCTGAAGGAAGCGGTACTTGATCCCGGCCACGGCGAGCCTCGCGTCGAACAAAATACGATCCGTGTCGGCGGTCGGCCTCGCCTTGTAGGTGACGCCGTCGGCATCCAGCAGCCAGTTGCCGTCGCCAAGCAGGTCTTGGTAGGGCTCCTCAAGCAGAAGCTCGTCCGCTACTGCCGTGAGAAGGGCGGCCATCTGGACGATGTCCTCGTCGCCGGACTT